TGGTAGCTATAAGGGATCAATCTGGAATGAGGGTACGATGGTAAAAGAGCTTCAGGGCATCTACGGTCTACAACTCCTTCAGACTATTTGTAATGACCTCAATCTTGAGTACGAGGGTAAGATCGGCCGTGGATTCCAGGCCCAGGTCTGTACTGAGGTAATCAACAATTGGCTTAAGGCTTAAGAGTATAGAGTATATGAAGCTTTTATTTACCTTTATCCTAGCCTTACTCATTGTCCTTTACCTGCCTTTGTCCTGGCTACTCTTTGCCCTCCTCATAGTACTCCTCATTAAGGTCTTAGATTGAGAATACAATAAGGTATTCTAGAACGGGTAGGGGTTTAAGAAACCGTATATGGGGTTCTAAAACCCCCCCGGGGATATAGACCCCAGTACGGGAATTTATAGATATAGAAAAGGGGGTTGGGATTTCTAGGAGCCCCATGGCAAAATTTTATAAAAATTTTTTTGCAAAATTTTCTAGAGGTTTTCCATATAGGTTTTTAGTCTCAGGGGAATCTATTTTGTCCTACCAGCGTTCCAATCCAGCACAAGAAGGCGTAGATTTTCTTTATTATCCTATCATTTGTCCATTTGAAGTTAATCCCCGGCCGTGGTCTACGACTGAAGGGTAGCCTTTTTTAATAATCTATCATATACTCTTCTATTATGCCTTCTATTCTCATTCCTGTTCCTCTTAGAAAATTAACCAATAATGTAGATAGTGTTATTGTTTCAGCTACTACAATTCTAGAGCTCATTAGCAATCTTGAGTTAAATTACCCTGGAATAAAAGAGCGTCTGTGTTTTGATGATGGTTCTATTAGAAACTTTATTAATATCTTTGTTAACGGGGAAGATATTCGTTTTCTTCAAGGTATTCACACTACTATCAAAGAATCTGATGAGATCTCAATCATGCCAGCCATTGCCGGTGGTTAAAAAATTTAGCTTAATTAGTATTAGTTTTATCTATAATTTATTGTATATGATTTCACGGGTCATTATACTATTAAAGACATAGCTCGGACTGTAAATCCGATGTTCAATGAACTGGCTAGGAGCGTTACCTAGATGGCCCACCACAATTTATTATAACTTATTGTCCGGTAGCACAATGGTAGTGCATTCGACTGTTAATCGAAATGTTGCTGGTTCGAGCCCAGCCCGGACAGCTTAAGCCCAAGGCTTGAGACCTAAAGATCGTCTACCCTTACCGCAATTTTTGTTACCAAACGTATCACCTAGTGCATCACAATTTAGACATATTAATCGTAAATTCGAGTCCTAAATATCAGATCTAACGTAGCGTCGCCTAGTGGCTATGGCACCTGTTTTGGGTACAGGGTATCGAGAGTTCGAGTCTCTCCGCTACGATTTTTTTTCCTTTGCTATAATATAGAATAAGATATATAATACTAATCTATCTTATCCAATCATAGCTCAATACCCTGTAGTGTAATGGTAACACCACAGTTTTTGGCACTGTTATTCATGGTTCGAGTCCATGCGGGGTAGCTTGTGGAGGAAACCTTCCGGGCCGGGAAATGGATGAAGGGTGTTGTAGGAAAGTATATTAGAAAGTATAAATAATCTATACATGAATAACGACTCCCACCTTCTCTTCGAAGCCTATCTCCGCTCCCGCGATCTTGGCATTACAGAGGCCGATCATATCCAATCCACATCTACCGAAGAGGCATCTCAAGAAGAATATCATGGTGTTGCTAAGTCTCATAAACATAGCAATCCTGAATCCACCCACAGTGCTATCATCGATCATATGAAGAAGATCTATGGTGATAAATTTGATGAGACCAAAGCCCACAAGGCTGCATCTAAGGCTACAGGTAAGGTAGATGAACAGGATGAGCAATCCTGCGCAGCAGCCAACGATGGGTGTGATTGTGATGGGTGCCCAGATTGTAAGGCAAATCAAGATGATCATGAACCAGTAACCGAGGCTTCCAAGCACACAAAGAAGCACGTTTTTAAGAAAGTAGAGAAAGCTGCCGAGAAGGCCGGTTACTCTAAGAAGGCGGCCGAGAGAATTGCCGGTGCTGCTAAGGCTAAGGCTCTTAAGAAAGAAAAGTAATAGGTATGAATGTTGACTCCCATCTTATCTTTGAAGCTTATAGGAGAGAGTTAGCAGAGAGAGGTGTAGGCGTGCATATACCTTCAGATCAGGAAATACAATCTGCTCTCGAGAGAATCAATAGCACGTGTTCGGTTCAAGATGTTAAGGATACCATCACCGAAGTAATTCAACGATATAAGCCTACATCAGATGACGATCTTAAGAATGGACTCTACGAAGACCATCAAGATATAAGCAATCATGGAATCGGTATAGGAAAGCAGAGGTTTCCATATAAAGAACATACTGTTGCTGAGGTTGCCGTGTATCTTGCTAACACAAAGAGAATGTATGAAAAGATGAAAGAACGTAATGCAAGAGGGGAGAACGAAGAAGAGTATGATAAACAACACGAGAGTGAACTTCAGGGGTATGAAGATGCTAAGAAAGATATCTCCTTTAACAACTACTCTTTCTGGGATGCCTATCATGCAGTGAAGCAAGGAGCTTGGTCAGAAGACGACTTCCATCAATGGTGTCAGACGGTCTGGAATAACGGAGCTGAGGAAGGTAATAGACCTCCTAGTCTTTAATAATTTTTTTACCCTGTGTCCTTAAGTGATTATGGATATAAAGACGTATTATACGTCTACTCTTTAAGACATATAGCGAGAACGTGTTTAAAATGGGTTCTCTTACGGTTTCTAGCGTCTAGGACGGTATATTAGAAAAAAATGCTTTATTAATTCTCCAAGGGTCTTATAAGGATAATAAGGTAATAGGAACGTTCCTTTGGAACGGTATTAATTTAAGGAACGTTTTATCGATAGGAATACCGTTCCTTTGGAACGGTTCCTTTGGAACCTGACCGGAACTACGTATAAAGGGTTCCTTTGGAACCATAAATATCACTATGCATAAGGATAGTCATAAAATGTTCGATCTCTACGTAGAGAGTCTTCTTAAGAAAAACAAGAAGAAGTATAATAAGGAAGAGGATGACGAAGAGGGTTCAGTAGAAGATGAAACCGGTGAGGATGAACTAGATGATAATGGTGATGAAGATGATGATATGGGAATTGTTTAATATAACCCTCTTTTAATAAATATTATTATGATCAGGGATTCTCGCTATATTGCCGAAGCGTATACATCTATTCCACAAAAACCTACAACACCAGTACCTGGAGCTGTCGCTGTTTCCCTTAATCAGGCCGAACAAGAGACAGCTAAACCACAAATTAAAGACTGGTTGAGACTTGAATCAGGTTTATGTCCTATTGATACGGTAAGAAAAGCCGATCACGTGGCTCATGTTGTCTTGCAATTCATCTATTCAATATGCTCAGGTCCTGATGCCGTTCATCGAGTAATTAAAACTCTCAATAAGGCTTATAAGCAAGACAAAAAATAAAAGCTAGTAATTATATAAATTACGCTTAAAATAACCATCCGACAAAAAAGGAATACCTTATTGCTATGGCTGCATCAAAGATAAACACAAAGGGTTCAGATAAAAACGAACGCAAAGAAACTGTATTAATTACATCAGATATGGTTTTAGACCTCTACACAAAAGCTAAACAAGCCAAAGGAATGGAGAAAAAACTCTTAATGGATCGAGTTATTTTTCTCAGTCAGCATCTAAATCGCTATACCCAAATTGTAGTGAGTCATTATCTTTAAGATAATTAACAAATCTTTCATATACTTTCTTTGAAGCTTCAATAACTAATTCTCTATCAGTTATAAATCGATAACCTTTACAATTTAAACACACCCAGGTATCATATTCTATAAGGCTGTTACAAAGATCACAAATTTTAAAGTATCGCCAGCTTTCTTCCAAGCGCCTATTTAAAGCCTTTTCATCATTAATATAATCTTCTATGCCCATTTACACTAAATAGTATATATGAATAAGGATATTTATTCAATCTATGAATCCTATCTTATGCGTGAAGATGTTGGTGCAGCTAGTGTTACTAACAGTGAAGGGGGGTTTCGTACACCAAATCAATCCTTCCGTCCCCAATCCCAGGGTATAGTACGTGGGGATATGCCTGAACAATCAGAGGAAAATTCTATCATCTTAAAGCACGTACATAATATGGTGAAGTGTGCAGAGGCTAGGAACATCGATAGTATGGTGTTTGAGTTTAAAAAGCTCGGTAAACTTCTTCGTCAAAAAGGATATAAGCTTGATATCTAAAGGCATAAGCTATAATATAGCGATATGCCCAAACACGCTATTCACTGGCATGATATCTATTTTGCTATAAGATCGATTACCGACCAGTTACAAAAGACTAATTTTATACCTGATGTTATTGTCGGTGTCGGGCGAGGTGGGTTAATTCCAGCTACCCTGCTTGCTTATAAGCTAGACGTCAAGAAGATCTATAATTTTGCCGTACAGAGCTATAGTGATGAGATGAGGCAGACGATTAGAGTCATACAGACAACTGGCTATGATATTTTTGATGCTAAGGGTAAGAAAGTTCTTATTGTTGATGACTTATCAGATAGCGGGCATACGTTACGCTATATAAAGGAAAAACTAGCGCACGACCTACCTGAAGATGAGATAAGGAGTGCAACACTCTTTACTAAAGACAAGACTACCTTTATCCCTGATTTCTATCTACGCGAATATCATCACGATACCTGGCTTGTTTTCCCTTGGGAATATGACGATGCGAGCGCTTGAGCCGTTGGATATCTTTTTTACTAGGTAAAATCTTACCGCTGATTGTTTTAACTTTACTTGGAAAAGTATCCTGAGGTTGTACAGATGTTGACCCTGCATCAGGTCCGCTCTGATTAACACCCTGGTACTTAGTATAGATATTAAAATCCTCTAAGAGAGAATTGATTAGATCGTTAAACATCATTGTTAGTATTTAGTGTCTTTCTATCTTATAGAGAAAACTTGCAAAGAGGTGAGTTAATAGACCACAAAAGATATTTGTTAATAATATAAACTTCACATCTAAGACAACAGGGTTGTAGAGAAAAGATACAACAAGTCCAATCCAGAATGAACTGCATTCCGGGCATAGAAGCGGTCGATTGATTACAGGAATACGAGATAGAAAAATACGCACAGGTAGGAATATACCTGAAAAACTATACATATATGATACACTTAAGCTTAAACAAATATAGTAAAATAAATTTGATAGCAGCATACTTTATCTTTAATGTATGGTTACCTTATTTGGAATCGCCATCGAGCCTAAACTATTACTTCCATATAGTACGCCTGTTGAGTTTTGACCATTATAACCACAGGACCATAGAAATCCATTCGAATCCGCAGCGGTAAAGCCAGTATATTGATTTGCTGCCCCCCATACATGAAAATCAACAAATACTATATTTGCATCTTTCCAGACTTTTGTGAAGCTATATTGATTATTTGTTGACCACGGATAGCCAAGTTGACCGTAGGCATTATAACCTGCACCCCATAGGTTACCGGATGCATCTAACGCATAACTGATACCATAATGAGTGCCCGCACCAACACCCATTACTTTAATAATATTAGTTAGACCGGGATTAAACGGTGAATATATAGGAGTCGTTAGACCATTACCTAATTGTCCGTTATTGTTATATCCCCATGTTCTCACTGTATTGTCGGTAAGAAGGGCGATTACTGATGAATTATAATCTTCAAACGTGTAAAAACTCTTTACTGATAACCCTGTATAATTCTTAAATGTATATGAATATTGATTACTCGGTGTACCGTTGTCGCCAGTTGCTGTACCTTTTCCAAACTGACCGTTGCCATTATAACCACAGCTGTATAGTGTATTACCGTCTAATAAAAATGAGGTTCCGTTACCGTATAACGTTTTTGATTTAATTAAATCAGCTTTCATATTTGGTACTTGCTGAAACGTTAGATATTGTGTAGTATTACCGAGACCTAACCACCCGTAATTATTATACCCACACGCATAAACATTTCTATTATTATCAATTACAAAGCTATGAGAATAGGCATACCCAGACCCATCATCACCGCATGCAAAAGCCTTTGTAAGTATCTTACCTGCAATGGCACCACCTGTTATGAGTGTCGGTGTAGTTATATTTGTTGTAAGACCGCTTCCAAGCTGCCCGTACCCGTTATATCCCCATGCATAAAGGTTTCCATTTGATATAGCTAAGCACGATGTATAAATCGATTCACCATTTCTACAAGAAAAATAAGTAACATTACTTAAATTTAAAACTAAATCCCAGCCGTTTCTATCAGTTGTATCACCTCGACCAAGCTGCCCGTACCCGTTATATCCAGTCGACCATAGACGACCTAAATTAGTTAAAGCATACATACTGTTGAAAGCTGTATACCAATTGGTAACATACTCACCAGCAGCTAAGGGTATCATAGTTTGCTTAAACCCATCAGAGTAGTTTGCATTTGGTCCGAGTCCAAGACCGTACCCGTTATATCCGCATATATATAGTCGGTTATCATTAGATAAGAATGTATTAGCTCGATCGTATTGACCTGTACCACAACAATTTGGATCGTCCTTAAATTTCTTAAAAACCTTTTCACGGTTAACATTTAAACTGGTAAGTAGTGAACCATCGCCGGAGAATTTTCCAGCTGTAATAGTACCACCTACATTGACACCGCTGACGCTTAAGGTACCGCCTACATTGAAGTCTTTCGCTACACTACCATATCCTGCTGCATTAAAATATGCATTAATGGTGTTCGTACTACCGTTACCGGCACCAACTGAACCGCCATCAGCGAATACATCGAATGTAGTAACTCCTCCCCCCCAATTGCTTGGTTTATTTTTTCCTTGTATAACAATTTGCTGACTAACATTGATATTTTTATTGAAATTAACACTACCACTAGTGTCGTAGTTAAACGCATCACCGTATGTACTAGTCCAGAAGCAGGTGAACCCATTAACTCTATAGATAGCACTATAATCAGTTCGAGCTGTTCTATCGTATATATAGTAACCAGGGGCAGACGTAGTGGTATTTGTATTATATAGACCAGTGGATATAGAATTGACACTATAGATATTTTTATTCGACATGTCTAAACCAGCAGATGTAAAGAGACCGAAAGTGTTTGCGCCATTATAGCTCTGCATGAATACACCGCCACTACCGCCAACGGTTTTTGGTGCACGTAAGGCGATATTCGCTCCATCAGCATAAAGCCCAGCAGGTACATAACCGATACTAAGATTACTGTTAACAAAGTGTATATTGCCTATTGCTGTTAATCCGTTTGCAAGAACAGAATCAGAAACTATCTGCATGGTTTTATTATCTGTTCTATTATAGAATACGATTTTATTCTGACCTGATGTTGTAGAGCCTATTTCAAGGTCATTACCAGCTGCGTCACCTCCCATATAGATTGTTCGTCCGTACCCGTTTTGTGCAGTAATTTCTCCCTTAGCACTTATTGTTCCGTTAACTGTTAGCGTTGCACCAGGATTAGCAGTAGTGCTGGTATTAACACCGAGCTTACCGGCAAAATTTGCAACATTCGAACCGATACGCAGCCAATCTGACCAAACCCCAGGAGTAGCGGACGGGTAGTTCCCAACGACAAAGTAATCAGAGCCCCCACTATACCAACCACTGTCGTCACCCACTTGAACGCGTAGCTCGGAAACGTTGTTTGAAACGTTATTACGGAATATAGATATTTGATCAGTATTATTACCGCCGTTAAATAGAAGCTTATTACCATCGCCTGCATTATTTGCAATGTTTGGATCACCAATATTAACGTCGCCTCTTACATCGAGCTTGAAGTTTGGATCCGTAGTACCAATACCGACATTACCGCCGTTAGGTACGAGGTATGTGCCTTTTGTATTCCAATCGATATAGAATACATTTGTCGATGCTGTTGTACTGTCATCGACACCATTTGTATCCCAGATACCGTAACCGAAGTAAGGGTAGCTAGTTGTATTACCATACTTAACACCGATATCATAACCACGTGTACCAGCTACACCACCGGCAAAAGTACGTATTAGAGCATTAGAGCTTGAACCCGATAATGCAAGTTTTTGATTTGGTCCGGTTGTACCAATACCTATCTTTCCGTATCTATCAATACGCATACGCTCGTATACTCCTTCAGTATAGCCCCCGCCTGTGCCACCTGTAGCAAAAGCTATAGCACCATAACCATTATTTGTACCGCTAGCACTTTGAGGGTTGTAGATAATTGAGCCAAAGTCCGTTGCATCAACACGGTATTGTAATCTATAATCAACTGTTGACCAGTCACCACCGTTAGCCCTACGATAGAAATACTCTCTTAAAGCACACCAGTTTTCAGCATATGCTATCTTACGATTTACTTGTAGATAATTACCTGCTGTCTGACCAAGATGACCGCTGTATATATCCAGGTTACTGTCATTAGTTGCAAGTCCATTAAATGCTATACTATCGTTTGTGTTACCAAGACCGTCTGTACCAGATATTGTATGAAAAATTGCAGATGTAAGCGCTGCATTATATGTTCCACGAGTAATAAAAAAGCCGCTTGAAGTAGCGTTTTTTTGTAATGTATAACCTGAAGCATCATTATTACCTAAGTGAATATTACCGTTGTTTGCTGTATTAATCCATATATCAGCTAGCGGATTATTAACATCAACACTTTTACCCACACCGAGATTGTTTCTGAAATAACCATTACCATTACGATTCATGTAAGCGCTTAATGAACCTGCATCACCAACACCTATCGTTCCACCGTCAGAATATATATCAAATGTAGTAACACCCTTACCCCACCCAGTCGGTCCTTGTCTTCTTATCTGACCTGGCGGGGTAACCGTGAGACGTGTTTGATCGATATAAAGGTCATTGCTATTATTATTATAGCCAGTAATTGCTCCTGTCATTGTACCGCCTGAGAGCGGTAGATAGATAGCATCAAAGTATGCAAGAGTCTGTGCGAATGTTCCATAACACGGTAAATCGAGTACCCACTTTTCTCCTACTGCATAATCTTTACCGCGTGTTGGATTTGCTGAGACAACTACTCTATATGTTGTTGCATTAAGCTCACCCTGCATCGTACCACCGGTGATTGGAAGTGGTTCTATAGAGCTGAGTACAATTGTATCGGTGGTAGGCGTTAATTTAATTGCACCAGCGCCGGAAAGAGTTATAGCTCCAAGACTACCAGTTCCGCGACCTACAACTTGATTTTGCGCTGTTAGCTGCAGATCCGTTGGCCCGTCAGATGTATTGCTTGTATTCGCTTTAACGCTGTTGTTTAATAGCGGTGCAAGTAGATTATTACCGATTGTCTTAGCTCTTATACCAACAGAGCCGGCATTATAGCCACCGCAAATAGGATATGTAAACGTATTAGGATTTAACTTACTGTACGTAATACCACTGTCTTTCAGATTTAACTGAGTACCGTTTGTAAAGACAAATTGCGCTGAATTAATATATGGTGTAATGGCAAACGGTGCAAAATCCGAAAGCATAGGGTAACCGTATGTAGAGCTTGTTACCGCCCAGATATTTGTTGTTGCTTGATCGTAGACGATATCACCAATTTGAGAGCCTGAAAGAAGTTGAAATGCTGTAAGTGAGAGATTAGTGTTTAGATAATTACCGGAAAGTTGATTTACAAAACCGTAATTTTGAATAGAAAGCGGCACACCACCAAGCGTTATACCATCGCCAATAAAGAGTCGCTCTGTATCTGATGTATACGCTGGTTCGCCTTGATCAAAAACTATTGTTCTACGCTCTGAGTCTTTTCCCCTGCGAAATAATATTTTCGTTACGTTGATAGGCATATAATGTAGAAATATTTATTGATTTAAGTAAAATTACCATAGATATTAAATATTATTATCATGTCTAAGGTATATACAGCAGCCGCTACAGGAAAAAATGTAATTTCTATATTTGACGCAGAGAGAGGTATATTAAGTTATAAAATTAACCTAGGTAATGTAGAAATTATTAACGGACCTGTAGTTACAGGTGAGCGTATAACTGTTGTTATAAAGGATATTCAAGGTAAAATATTTGGTAAAGTTTATACACTTCCGCGTGGAATATTATCGTATTCCTTTCAAATTAAATAAATATTATTACAATTATTTTACTCTATGGCTCTTCAAATAAAAACAGCAGAGATAGCGAAGATTAAATCGGATGTAGAGCATTTATATAAAACCATCTATCAAGGTAACGGTAAGCCATCTGTTTTAAATCAGATTACAAGTATAGAGCATAGGCTTGAATCATTAGAAGAAAAACTAGATACAAGTTTTAAAGCTATGGATACAGAGATGTCGCTTAAATTTGACAATATTACTGAGATTGTTAACGAGCGTTTTAATCATATCTCCTATCAGATTAGTAATGAATTTGAACGCACTAAAGTTAGTGAAGTAGGTAGGCATCAACTTAAAGCTGGTATTATTACTGCAACTATAGCGACCATAACAACATTTACATCTTTAGCACTAACTTATCTTCTTAGACTACATTAATACTTTAAGTAGATTTATCTATTAGCTAGCTGTATAATGTCAGCATGACCTTAATAGATGTTGACCTCGAACAAGAGCCTCTTGATATAAAGAATTTTTTAAAAATTTCTTCAAGCGATTACCCATATTGTTTAATTGGTTTTCAGCTTAAAAGCTTGTATGATCAAAAACGCATTTCACTTAAGTTAAAATACAAAGCACAAGATTACATTCATATTTTACCTGAAGCAAAATTAACATCATCGTTTTTTCGAGGTATACGGCTTAGTTTAAAGCCATCCTTTCTACCACTTGTAGAGCGACTACGACAATTAAATACATCTTTAACTAATTCAGTTAAGGAGCTTACGTATAAAAATATACTTTCTGAATATAATCTTTCATGCGATGATTGTTATGCTTTCTTACGAAAGGGTGTTTATCCGGTTGATGGTAAGCATTTACAATTGATAGCAGATACTGATTTAACACTCGATGAATTATACGAGGATGCTTTCAACACAAAGCAGGTACCTGTCTTTCAATCATACAGTAGTTTTACGATTTTTTTACTTTGTAATGAAACTGTATTTAAAAGATAATATTATTATAGTATATCCGTTAACGGGTTATACAGAATAGTATCAGCAAACGGATCTGTATTCGGTGTACCGCCACTCCCTACACCATTGTTCTTGATAAAGTCACTACGTAGTGCGATATTTGATGCATGTGAGCCGATATTAAAACTCATCGTATGAGGTGCAGATACGTGCGAATCAACATGAGAGCCTACTCCCATGGATAAAATTGGATATTGCACTGCACCGGCGGCCAGAGGTTCGGAAGCAGCTGCATGTAGTAGTTTTACTTCTGTGGGGTGTAAGCCGCGTAAAGTTATAGCGTTACTCACGTCGTTCGCAGCCGGTGTTGATTTAGGACTTTGAGGTGGTGTATAACCTGGTACTGCTTGTAAGTTGCCAGTGACACCGGCTGGACCCGTACCTGCTATACAAAACCCGTCCGGTTGTAAGCACGGTGCAGCTTTTTGCGGTGTTGGCGGTGCGCTTTTTATATGTAGAGTTACCTTCGCGCCTTTCATATTTAAGACGCCTGTTACCTCTCCGTCTGGAGACGTTAAACCAGGTAGTACCTCTCCTGTTATATCAGCTGTACATTGAATTGTTGTCGGCAGGTACGACGTAATAGTGTTTTTTGGTGTAAATCCAACATAGCGACCTGGGTCAGTGTAACCTAAGAACACCGGTACACCGGTACCTGGCTTGAGTTGGCGCGTTACAGGGTCTAGAATTAAGCCTCCTGTATCCATCGGAATAGCAGCACCGGTACACATATCTGGTGTTGGCGAGCTGGTAATTTTTATTGCATCTGTTGCTGTCTTCGTCTCTATAGAATCAAGCTGGTGTACGGTAACACGGCCTTCAGCATGTATACCACCTTTTATGATGAGATTACCTGTAACGCCAACATCACCGTCGAGAAGTATTTGCTCACCGTGCCTTTGTTTAATATGAACAATGTCACCAACAAGTGATAATCTTTGACCACCATCAACGTTAACTTCATTAGCACTGCCGATATTAACCTGCTCACCGGCGATGTTGGTCATTGCACCGGATATATTCACGACACCGTATGACTTCATATTAAGACCACCTGCACCGACGAGCATACTCATGCGATTGGCGACATTGAGCGTATACGTACCGCCTGGTAGGTCATCAATTTGCACCTGTTCAATTAGCGGTGATGGCTTTCGTATTACAAGAGAGGAGCCCGGATGCACAGCAACGTATGCCGGTTCCATCTTACCCATGGGATCAATGCGAATAGCCCCCCAGTCGTTCATTACTGTACCTATAGTTTCTACTTTGTGCTTGGTAATTTCTATAATTTCTGATCCACCGAGGCCGATTTGTGCTTCAATTTTTGCAAGCTTAGGTATTACTTCAATAAGCTTTTGCGGTAATAACGCTTTTTGCGGCTCAGGAAGCCAGACGCCATTAAAAGAGCTTGGACTCAATCCTGTACCACCACATGCTGGGCAACTCTTACCAGCCGGTCGACCGGGTAAGTTGGGATTAATTGAACCATCACCAGCTACTTGTGGTGCTGATGATTTGAGAAAATTTAATGATGTAGTAAGAAAGTTTTGTAATAACCCAATAAATGGCAGGTTAATTAATCCTGTACCGGTAAGAAGCGTACCAGCTCCCCATTGTGCAATACCGAGTAGGGTTGTCTTGCCTACAGGATCACCGTTAATATTTGAAGCTGTTGCAGTGTTTGCGTAAAGTCTATAACCAGGCTTAAATGAGTTATTAAGTGCAAGATTTATGTCACCACCAGCACACACTGGGCAAGGTGACGGGCTACCAGATTTCGCTTGTAGAGATGATTGTAATTTTAGAGCAGAAGCAACGCTTGAGTGTAGCTTTTCAGCACGTTGGATATCGAATAATTGCTTAATGTCTGCAATAGGATCCATTAGCGATTTCCATTGTTGATAGAGTGATGCATTTAAATCACCTACTTTTCGATAATGATCACCGGCAATAATATTATCAAAATCACGTTGAGTAAATTCATTACGTGTACCGCGTACAGTTTCAAATTTATCACCGAGAACTAATTTTTGATCATTATTAACCGCTAGTTCAATATTAGCTTGATTATTGAATTCTTTAAATGAACCCGAATAATGCGTAAGTTTTAGCAATTCACGATTATCGGTATTTACAAACGCAAGCGTACCGCCTTTTTGATTAATAACGTATTTGTTACGGTAGGTATCTGCGTTAATTGTTTGTGAGCTTGTTGAATTATTTTCATACTCACCAGGGTAATCAAGACCTGGAAGATCTGATGTTGCGTCGTAAATGCTTGCCCAATCAGATGCACCGTGAGCTGTAGCGAATATTACTGGCTTAAGAGGATCACCTTCGTTAAAGAAGACCCAAACATGCGCTCCTACATTCGGTATACCGAAAGCACCTTTTGCGCTATTACTATAGCATTCTGGTGTGTAGTTAAAGCTCAATTTATTTACATTATTAACATTTGTTAGTTGAGGGTTATTAAATGCATCGCTTAAATTGACAGCTGCTAAATCAAAAACATGGCCCGGTTTTTCTGCAATATTATCAGCATTTTGAGAGTATGGTGTCGAGTTCGTTCCCTCATAAACATAACTTCTATTACTACCATCGCTTGTTGTCGCATTTTTACTCGATGCATGATATCTGCCCATGGTATCTTCGCCTGTTATTGGTGATGCAATCTCAGCCCATGGTAGTATAAGTTTAAGATCGTCAATAATATCAGTAAGAGGGCTTCCTACATTTGTACCAATAAATTTAAATAGCTTATCTTGTGCATTCTTATCGACAGAATTTTCTATCCAATTTTTATAAACTGTTGGGGATATATGCGGTACAAAGACTTTAATACGACCGCGAAACTGAGGGTCATTGTTCTGAACTACTATGCCTATATAATTTCCATAATATCTTGGGTAATCCATACTTGATATACTATTATTTACATGTATTATATAGGTATGCTAGTAAAGGTATCACACGAATCTCCTATTTCTATTCTTCAAACATCGGTATCGTACAACGATTACGAATATTGTCTTGTGCATTTACTAGATCAATACCCCGCTTATTATACACACTATAAGACGGCACGAGAAATATATAACCGCGAAGTTCTATTAGATAACTCAATTTTCGAGCTCGGTCATGCATTTGATAGTGATAAATTTCTTAAAGCAACTATCGATCTTAAGCCGAATATGTTCATTGTTCCGGACGTTCTCGAATCAGCATTAGATACTATGATGAGTTTTAAAAATTGGCAAAATGATGGTAGTATTAAGGCAGTAAAAGATGTTTGTGTAACAAAGGCTATTGGCGCAGTACAGGGTAAAACATGGCAGGAGTTAACTGAATGTTATAAGTTTATGTCTGATAACGCAGATATGATTGCTATTAGTTTTGACTTTTCTTACTACGAGATTACCGGAGAGGGTTGGTCGAGACTTGATAAATGGTGTTCTGGTCGTCAGCGCTTTATAACTCAGCTTATCGATTCAGGTATTTGGAATTGGAATAAACCGCACCATTTACTCGGTTGTAGTCTTCCGCAGGAGCTACAATATTACATTAATAACAATATATATAATATTCGATCCGTCGATACAAGTAACCCAATTGTACATGGACTTCATGGTATAAAGTATAATGGTACATTTGGATTGTCTAATAAGCTTAGTATTAAACTTGCAGACTTGATAAATGCTGAGGTGTCAGATGAACAACTCGAGAATATAATGTATAATGTTAAATGTTTTAGAGAAATAACGCAAGGGTGCATGTAATTAGTTGTTGATGAAAATACTATGTCGATAATCAATTATAACTGGGTAGCTTTCTTTAGTCAAACAGGTACAGAAGTTGCAAATATTATGCAATATTTTAATGTAGTACCGTCAGCTATTATTACCAATAGACAGAGTGATGATGGAGTCCATCCTTACTTGTTATTAAAGAAGAGTGAGGGAATGAACTGGATTACGTTACCAACGAAACCGGAGCTAAAAGATTATAGAAAGGCACTTAAGGGTTTTGATTCACCTTTAATAACCCTACATGGGTATCTTCGTATTATACCGAAAGAAATCTGTAAGAAGTATACTATCTTTAACTTACACCCTGGACTGATAACACAGTACCCTGAGCTTAAGGGAAAGGATCCACAGAAACGAGCATACGAGTTAGGCCATAGTGTCGCAGGTGCCGTTATTCATAAAGTCATTCCTGCTGTTGATGAAGGAGAGATCGTACAGTCACATGCTATAAATATAAAAGGATTATCTGAAGATCAGGTCTATCATCAGCTTCACTGCTTAGGTAGTATTATGTGGTACGGTTTTTTTAAAAATTATAACCATATAAATTATGAGCATAGACGAAATAGTAAAAACAATAGAAAAACAATACCCGGAAACGTGCGCTGAATTTAAAAAAATTCAAGCTGAACATTATCAAACGTTCTGTAAGAAACAATTTGATTACGGCCCGGGAAATATCTCTCTCGGATCCTCACTTACAAGTCCGGAAGAACGCAAAGCGTCGATATCAGCGATTGTTGTTCGTTTAAATGATAAAATGCAACGACTTATTAACCTTGTATTAAGAAAAGGTATTACAGAAGCTGTTAACGAATCAGTTTTTGATGCTTTTCTTGATGCGTCTGTCTACAGTATTATTGCTGAGATTGTTAATCGTGGCAAATGGGCAAAGTAGCTGGTATACTTGAATTATGTTAATAAGTTTTTCAGGTGTACAGAGCTCTGGTAAGACGACTCTTTTAAAGGCTTGTAAAGAGCTATACTTCGATCGGTTTCAGTTTGTTGACGAAGTTACAAGGCTTGTAAAGCGTGAATTTAATGTACCGATTAACGAAGAAGGTACAGGTCTAACGCAATGTTTGATTATTAATAAACATATTGAGAATGCTTTGAGATTTAGGGAGACACAAGGAGCTATACTTGATCGCTGTATTCTTGATGGGTATTGTTATACAGGGTACCTTACATTAGAAGGCAGTGTACCGCAGTGGGTATTTGACTACAGTAAGCGGGTATTTGAGAAACTTATATCACAATATGATGTTATTTTTTATACTGAGCCTGCTGATGTACAGCTCGTTGATGATGGTGAGAGGAGTATTAATATAGAGTTTAGGAATAAAATGATCGAAATATTTGAATTTGTACTTAATAAGCATCATGATGGTCTATTGAGAAATAAATTGGTTAGATTGAAAGGATCAGTTGAAGAACGAATAGAAGCAATTAAACTAGTATTATGTCAACAAACCTAACCGATATTGCTTCTAAAACGCTCGGTTCATCAGCATCATATGCTGTATATACTGAGCAGTTTGATCCCTCGCTTCTTAATCCAATGCCGCGTGTCCTTGCTCGTGAAGGGTGGGGAATTAAAGGTGATGAATTTGTAGGATTTGATACATGGCATTGTCATGAAGCTACATTCCTTCTTAATAATGGTGTACCAGTAGCAGGTACGATAAAGTATATATATCCCGCTGATTCTGAATTTATGGTTGAATCAAAGTCAGCTAAGCTTTATATGAATTCGTTTGATATGTGTAAGATGGGTGATACCGTCGATGAAGCTATAAAAAATTACGAGTTACAGATTACTGCAGATTTAACTAATGCAATTGGTAAAGATGTTAAGGTTAAATTTTTTCCGTCAGGTACATCCGGTCTATTTCCTTTGAGAGATTATGTTGATCTTTATGATATTGTTAGTAAGGCAAAAGATGTAAATATTACTGATTATAGCGCAAGCGAAAACCACTTGAAGTTTATTAATCGAAGTGAAGGGGGTATTTTTATTGAAAATAAATACTTTACGAACGCTTTAAGATCTCGTTGCAGACATACTAAGCAGAAGGATACCGGAGCTGCTTATATTAATATCATTACAAGAGGTGTAGTTGTTGATCCTGTATCTCTCTTTAAACAGATTATATCTTTACGTGAGGTTAATGAGTTTCATGAGTTTTGTGCAGAAAAACTTCTTACAAGTATTAAAGAGCATAAAGAGGTTGTGGATTGCGTTGTTACTCTTCTCTATTCACGTCGTGGGTCACTCGACATTAACCCCACGCGCGCTACTAGTAGACATCTTTTACCGAAGATTCTCGGTGATATAAACGTATACACAGAGAAAGCGATGGGTCAGTAATCTGTAATTGTTGTTACACAAAAAAAAAAAAGAGGAGCTTAAGCTCCTCTTTTTAGTTTATATATGTATAGTGATCTTATCCGAGGTATGCTTGAAGATTTGCATGACCACCGGTTGTACGAACTTGATGATTTATATCAGGGCTACCAGTTAGATAGAAGAAGTTATCAAGAGTAGATGATACAGTTGGATCAACAATTGTTGTTGTTCGATTAGCAGAGAGGTTAATTGATGTTGTTAGAAGTGATCGTTGTGGGAATGTAATTGTAAGAGTTACGGCACTTGTCTGTGGGTTGTATGTTGATGTTGCAACGTTACCAGGCCATACTTGGGGAGTTAGTAATGCTGTTGGAGAGCTGAGACTTAAGTTAATGCTTGTCCTAGGACCAGCTGCACTCAGTGTGCTTAATGATGTTGCACTAGTAGAGATGGTAAGTGTGCAAACTTCATCGGGTAAAGAATTACCGAGCGTTGTACCGCTTGTAGTAAGCTTGAGTGTCGCGGCATATCCAAGACCATTTACAATAGAGGAATTAACGCTAGTAATTTGTACTGGTACATTTAAGATTGTTTCGTAAGCCATATATGATTATTTATTCTCATATTGACAATTATTTTACAGCTAACTACAAAAAGAAAACCCCGGCCTTTCGACCGAGGTTTCTTTTTTTGTGATCTTTTGACCTTGTTTACTCTTAGAAGTAAACGCTCTGAGTTGCCGGTGTGAAGGCTGTACCGAGACCCTGGAGAATGATGACGTGATAATAGAGGTTTGCACCAAAGATATTATCAACAACACCATAACGGGTGAGTAAGCCAACACGAGGACTGAAGTCGTTAGGACCGATTGTTCTCTGAACCATAACAGGGATGTATGGGCAGTAGATGATACCGGTGTCGTAGAATTCAGGACCCTTGTAACCGAGAAGTGCGTAGTCGAGACGAGCAGTGCGTGTTGCACCCTGCGGGTTGACGTTGGTTGGGAAACCACTCTTACCTGCAAGGTTACCACCGAAGTTAGCTTCGTACTGGGCCTCTGTACGTGTGTCACGGTATACATTAAAGCGACCACCGAGGGAACCTACTTTTGCTACACCAACTGGCTGTGTATTGACAGAGCCTTGAACGGGTACCCACTGGAACTCAGGGAGCATTTCAAGGATCGCGCAAACGCGAGGTGTACCAACGATGAAGTTAGCTGCACCACGACGGTTACGTACGGCAATACGGTTAGCCTCGATGATGAGTCTCTGATAGAAGTCACGATTACGCTCAACGAGCCAGCGGCCGTCTGCTGAAGCAGGTGACCAGATGGAGTACCCAGCGCCGTAACCGGCGTTGAGAGCTGTCTAGATCATACGGATGATCATTTCGCGGTCGATTTCGGCCTGAAGCTCATACGACATAGCGTTTGTGAGCTCAGTATCGATATCGATACCGTTCATGTTCTTAAGATCCTGTTCAAGTTCAACGGACCAGCGAGCTGCGAGACGGCGTGTGCCGGCTTCAACTGCTGTCTTCTCGAAAGAGACAACGATCTGAGGAATATTGCTGCTTAACTCAAACTGGCTGAGAAGCGCTGCAACACCACGATCCTGATCGACGATCGGGAATGCTGAATTTACACCAAGACCGGAGAGAGCTACTGAGCTAGCACCGGTAAAGGCTGTGTTGAGGTATTGATAACCTAATTATGGATTACCGGAGAGAGCGCCGTTGCCTGTGCCGTATTGGGATGTGCCCGATGCATCAAGGCCTGTTGACTGGCTCTGGTAACCAAGATTGGTTGGTTCGTACTTATAACGGAGAGCAAAAGCAAGACCGACTGGGCCACTCATTGGCTGAACACCAACGATTTCGTTAGTGATCAACTCAGGGAATGTACGTCTGATCATCGGAATGAGGATCTTAGGAAGACGAGCATCATTAGGAGCGTAAGCGTTGTCGTTCTGTGAAGGGAACTGGTTACCGTAATTACCGGCACCAATTGTCCCACCACTGAAAACACCACCTGTACCACCTGATGCATTACTTGCCTCAAAGCACCACTTCTCTTGGTTTTCAAGAAGGATAGCGGTGTTTAAGCGTGTATGGTCGTCTTCAATTGCAGCAACGTTACCTGATGTGTAGTCCAATACTGGAGCCCACTTTTCAAGCAATGTCTTTGCGCTTCTCTCATCGATGTAAGACTGTGAAGGACGGATTGATTTTGACATAGTTTTAAATTACTTTCTTTTTGTCGACCTTATATAAATAACTATTCAGGAATTAATTAATTCCTCAACACAAATTTTACTAAAAAATTTTAGTACTTGTTAAGCTCAGAGAGATAAAGATTAAATGCTGAATCCATATCCTCATTTGAGGAGCTTTCTACGGATTCTTCAAGAACAGGACGATCTACTGTACTAGCGATCGTTTCTGTTGCAGCCTCTGTAACAAGATTGTTGAGCCGCTCTTCTTCAGATTTTTCAAAAAGACCGAGTGTATAATCAAAGTTTTCTGCAATAAATTTTGCAGATTTATTGTTGAGCATCTTCTTCATGTAGACCTTCTTCTCTTCATCGAGAGGAGAGACCTTCTTCTCAAGAACGAGCTCAGCACTGACTTTGTTTAGTTGCTCTGTCAATTTTACAACCTGCTTATTAGCAGCTTCAAGCTGTTTGCCAGCTTCATCAATTTTCGTTTTACCGTCAATAACGGCATCACGAATACTCTCATTTGCGAGAGCCATATCAACAGAAAGCATACTACGTACGTCGTTAAGGACGCTGGCGGCACGCTTATTGTTGACAGCTTCTTGAATAGCTTCTGTAGGAAGCTTTTCTTCAAGATAAAGTTCTAAATAATCACTGATTTGATCAATGAGGTTGGTTTTAAATTCTGCAGCTTCCTCTGTAAGAGCTGTTTCATATTTATTAATAACAGCCTTAAGCTTGTTTGTACGATCTGTGTCGATTGCCTCTACAACCTTTTTAAGTTTATTTGTATGATCAGTGTCGAGTGCTTCGAGAAGAGTCTCAAGCTTGTTAGCATAATCTTCGTCTTGCTCTGTAAGAGCCTTTTCAACATGAAGATTAACTTTATCACTTACTGATGTTTCAAACGCAGATTCAATTTCTTTGAGGACGTCCTCGGTAAGGATGTCCTTGGTTGCTGCTTTAAGAAGATCGGAGATGTTTTTTTGCATAAATTATTTTGAAGCGTCGATCGCTTTTTTAATGGATGTTGTTAATTTGCCATTAACAGCGTTCTGTAAATATTTATCAGCAGAGGCATAATTTTTCTGTGAAATTGCCTTAATAAAATTAGTAATACTTTGTGATTCTTTTTTTACTTCTTCATCAGCTTGACTTGCGACGGTAATTTTTTCCTGACCTGAAGCTTTTAATGCAGCTTGGCCAAGCTGCTTTTTAAGCGCCTGTAACTTTGATTTCTTTGTAAAATCAACTGGTTGGCCGGTAGCCATAGACTTATCAATATCTGTGGCTAAGGCTTCAATTTGCTGTTGTAGTGCCTGTGTAGGTGATGGCATAAATTTATTTATAGTTTAGCAAGGAAAGAAATGATCTGTTCCTTTAAGAAAGTTGCTATATCATTACGCGGTAATGTCTTTAATGACTCTTCAAAGATATCATAAAATTCTTCAAATTTACCATTTTCCTTTAGAACATATTGCTTTGATTCTAAGATACCATTAACGAAAGCCTTAGGACAAGAAGGATCAGCAACGCAGTCAACTGCAATTAGTCTCATCTCAGAAACACGATTAATACCATCAGCCTGTTCTTCAAGTTGACCGAGTGCACGACTTGACATACCAACTCGGACACCGTCGTTGATTAACGAACGTACAATAAGACCGACAGGTGTTGTAAGTACGACAGATTCACCATATATTACATTACCATCTTTACGCAAAGATGTAACCATATGACACGCTCTCTCAAGATCAACCTCAGCTGAGGCTGGATGATTCAACTCACCAAGAGCGCGCTTTGTCTCAACCATTTCTTTAACATAGCGGTTAATTTCACGCTCCATATCACTCTCTGTGTATATGCGTTTATTCTTATTAATCTCCTCACACGCCATATACGGTCCCTTAATAATAAGTTTTGATTTTTCCTTAAGATTACTCTGCTCTTCAATATATTCAAACTGTTCTTCAGCAGCGGGTGTTTCAACTAATAGACGTAGTGACATAAGAATATTTATTATTTGTTACCTATTTATTTAGGCCAAGTTCCTTTTCAGTCAATATAAGAAACGAATATCCATGTTTTTCACACCATATTTTACAAGCTTCCCATTTAGCTTGATTTTGCGTATATCGTGCGGTTTCGTACATTATTGTTGATCGTCTCTTTTTACCAGCGACAGGCGGTAGTGTTTGTACGCTCGGCTTTATTTCTATAATATATCTTTTTATTTGATCTGACTCACGAATTGCTACAACCCCGTCAGTATAGTATCGATGTACTTTACGATCTAGCGGACTCACATAAGGTATAATAACAGCTTCAGAAGCCCACTCAATAACGTTTGGATTTTCATCCGCCCATCTAAAAAATTTTAGTTCCCATCCTGATCGGTAGACAGGATCTTCTTTACCGACATATTTTTGCTTATTTTTTGGCTTGAAAAGACCCTGCTTGAATTTACCCTTCCCGTTGAGCGGAATCATTTTTTCTACTCCTTGATACTGTTAATGAGTTTACTACTCACATATATACTTAATCAACCTATTACGAAAATATAGTATAAATAGCATCGCCTAAGCTGGATAAAAATATTGAAGCTGGTGCAAGAAAGCTAACTATCCAAGCTCCTATAAAGAACATAGGTGGCGCGACGTCACCTAATCCTGGTGCACCTGTATATAACTTTTCTTCAAGCTCTTTCTTCTCCTCTAATCCCTGGCTGAGAATATCATTGTAGTTGATTGAACCGCCACCGAACATCTGTACACCGGTGATTTTACCGCGTACATTTCCAAGAGTAATCTTACTTAAAGCTAAAGCGTATTGATATACCCAGGGCTCTTTAATAATATCTTTTAGAGGCCTCTCAACATAACAGGCAATAGTACCATAGAATCTACTACCAGAGCCTGGTGTACGTGGGGGTGGATAGAAGACGAGTTGTTGAGTGCGAGGATCAAATGTAAAATGTCTGCGTGTGGCTAAAAGCTTCTCACGTACTTCAAGCCAGTTCTTAAGTGTATACCAACTAATAAGATCGAATCCATAATTACCCATTGCGTAGCTGAAATACGTTTGTTGTGCGAGCGTCTGCTCTATAGTAAAGAGTGTATTGATACCGGTAGAAGAACCTTCTTCAAAATCAAAAATATCAATTACTTTTCGATAATCCATTGCATCGTAATCAAAGCAATTTACATATTGCTGTTGATCATTTAATGAGGGAGAAAAAGCTGATAGTAATGTGCTATTAAAATTCATTACACTCAAATAAGCCGTTGTTGTAAGTATTTGATTTTTTAATATACCGCCAGGGTATACAGAAGATAAAAGTGTTGATGTTGTAAAGGTCGAGGCGGGGAGTGCTGTTTCAGTAACGTAAACAACAGATGAAGGTTTATTAATTTTCTTAAAATAAGGTGTAATACTAAACAAATCATCTAGCTTTATACCAACACCATCAACGTAGATATCTGAATCAAAAACCAAATATTATTCTGTATAACCTGCAAATTTTGTATACATCTCACAAGCTTGTGAAATATTTTCAAATAATTGATCATGATGTATTTCGACATTCACCATCGGAGCACCAAGTGCACGCGATATACGTTCTCCTAAGCGCTTAAACGAATCAATTTTACTTGATAAATTCGTGCTTTGAAAAGCTGAAATAGGTGTAATGGTAGAGCAATCCATACCATTATTTATTAAGCTGGAGGAGCCTCTGCTGCCGCTGGAGCAGCTACTTCAGGTGCTTCAGGTGTTGTAGCTTCGGGTGGAGCTTCTTCACCCCCGGTAGGAGCCGGTCCAAATGCAGGCGGTGAACCTGCAGGTGTACCGCCACCACCTCCGCCTCCTGACGCACCACCTGCTAAGCTACCAGCCTCTCTCCAGTCAGGACCTGTATTAGTGATCTGGTCAAGCTCCCACATAAGCTCTCTATCTTTGCGTAAGAATTCGCGATTTGCCATAACATCAGAGTCGGACCAACCGAGGTAACGCTTCTGAGCGTATGTCTTTGATACAAAATCACTTTGAGTAATACTATTGAAGTTTTCGGCTTTAAGTTGGAATCGTTGTTGTTCTCTGAGCTCGTAGAAATTTGTAGGTACGTTAAAGGTGAGAGATAAATGCTGCTCCTTTAATCGCATCTCCTGAAAGATATTTTTTAGCTTGAGATGTGTTATGAACCCGTTCTTAAGACCGGCAGCAAAACGCTGCTGCTGTCTAACAACAAAACGAGCAAACTTTAATTCCTCACGAAGAATATCAGCACCGTCTTTATATGGGTCTTCAGGGTTAAGACGTGTTGATGGTACCTTGAGTGATTTATATAATTTCTTTACAAAATACATTAAATCAGTTAATTCACCAAGATTAGCGCCACCTGCTAACTGAGTAACCGATGTACCCTCTGAACCAGCGCGTTTAGCAAACCAGAAAGAATCTAACATCGACTGCGGGTTAAATTTCTGCACAGTTGCACCTTGATCAGCATCATATGTACGTTTTGACCAGTAATTGGTCATTAGTTTTCTAAGATATGCTTCTGCTTTCGGAGGTGCCATTGATCCAACGTCTACATTAAATACAAGTCGCTCTGGAGCACGTACAAGACGATAGATAACAATTGCATCCTCGATAAGACTTAGCTGTCTATACGCACGACGTGCATTTTCTATAAAAGGTAGACGAAGGTTTTTTGATTCATTCCAGATACCAGAGTTAATATAGGTTATCTGATTAATATCCATTGGAATTAATTCCGTCTTTGCAACTTTGCCTGGATTCTTAGCATCGTAAATTGGTTTGCGTAAAATATAACCCTTTACGACCATATTTTGTACGTTCTCAAAAACCGGGTCTATAATATCCGATGGTACAGATATAACACCAAGCACGCCTTCTTGAGGGTGCTTTTTATGAATAATGTGCTCCCAGTATATTTCTGCATCAACGAGCAACTGTCGGATATACTCCCAACCTTTATTTTCAAGATCAAAAAAACTAATATATTTTTGGAATTCTTTTCGAATTTTATTTTTCTGTATTTCAGATAGACCGGAGTCGATAAAATGTATCTTTACGATTTCACTGTTCTCATCTTTGTTTATAAATTCATCACATATTTCATCCAGAGCATCTGCAACTTCAGAGTACGCAGCCATGACTCTATAATCCATGAGTCTACGACCTTTATCTGGCTGAATATTAGCGTACATAAATTCGTGATAGTCTTTATTACGAAGTATGTTAGCATATTGATCCTCTGTTGTTGATATCGATGATGATACCGATTGTCGTGTTAGTGCGCCAATTCTATCGGAGCCTTTATTATAAAAAAGCTCATATTTTGGATTAAGCGCGTTAATCTTGTCATTAATATCATATGATTGATATGGTAATTTAGATGACACGTACCGCATCAACTCTCTTCCAAATGTACTCTCTCTATTTTGATCAACCATAGTTTAACGTGATTATTTAACAAATATTTACTAAATTACCATTATAAATATAAATCTCCTAAACGATACTCAATATTGTTCGAGATTAACGGCGCACCGGTTGTAGATACCGTTTCAACGAGAGTAGTGAGGTTAGGATCTGACGGATTAGTGTATAAAGTTCCGGTTAATTCACGTACAGACGTTATGAGGCTTTCTGTAATAAAGTTTTCCTTAATATAGAAAATATTACCTGCAGGTTCTTGTGTTGCAGGGAACAACCAACCCTTTATAGTAAAGGATGTGTCGCCTATAATTTTATATTTGTCTGTTGCTTGTAAATCTGTAGGATACGATAGGTTTATATTACCGCTCCATAGTACTTCACTGCGGATCTCTTGCGGTGTGCTCAATCCGATAGAGGTAGTACCCTGGGGCACGGTCCAAGATATTATAATATAAGGGTTGTTATATGGTATAAAGTTAGATAATATCTGATCCATATCGGATTGATATTTTGTTAGTATAGACATATTAACGGTTATATTAACCGGAACAGGACTATTGTAGTGTGATGATTGTGATTGCGTCGATGCTTCTGATGTACCAACAGCGTGGTAAAATCCTCCAATTTTATTAAAAACTCTACTCTCATCACGACTTACACTACCAATGCTTACTGATACAACCGGTACAGTTATTGTTTGTGCTAGATTAACGAGGTCGTATATAACGCGCTGTTTAGGAGAATAGACATAGCGTACCTGTACGCTACTTTGCGCGACTCGATTTTTATCATACCTGTTAATGATTACATCATCAAACGCAGCTATAAACTGAGTTAACAAGTCTTTTATTTCAAAATGAAATGTTTGCTTTTTAATATGAAGGTACCTCCTCTTTAGTATTTAATTAATGAATGCGCTCAATAAAATGTTTTGGCAACTTGTTTTTGGCGCGCTTTACGGTGTTAATAAAATTACCGTCAAGTATATACGTTGTACAAAAATCATCTTTACTACGTGTACCGCGACCGGAGGCTTGAACCACAGCGTTGAGCATCTTGTTTTCATACCACTCTTTGTCGAGTTCAAAGAGTTTCTTAATACGCTTCGATCCAAGAGGTAGAAATGGTAGTTTGACTATAATTTGGAATCGAGCTAAATCATCTTTAAGATCAATACCGTATACTAGTGAAGGCGAGACAAGTACCGTGGGTAGAGTGCTTTTTGTATGCTGTGTTAAAATATCTTCGTTTGTAGTATTTGTATCTCTATAGAGATATCTACCATCACCGAGACGATCGCGTATGAAGCTGGTTATATCATTTGAATGTGTGTGTATAATACCTTTAACGTCTTTATGATGTAAGGTTATAAGTTTAATTTGCTCACATATACCAGGTAGTGCGCTATTTAGTGTCTTATGGTTAAGCTTATATTTTGATGATAAGCATATCGGTGACTTTTCAGGTTCGAATGTACTTTCAACTTCTATATATTCGTAATCGGTTATACCAAGCGCTTTAGCGAAATTCTTATGGTCAATAATCGTAGCAGACATTAGCACGATTTTGTCAGCATAATCAAAGATGTGTCGTGTTAAAGTATTGGCTCTAAGCGGAACAAGCTGTGCGCGCTTAGAATCAATATCAATAACATATTCACAATCATTCCAATGTGAGCTTATCGTCGTTAATGAACGATGAAGATTTTTAAGATATTGATATTTGGTTTTTTCTGTCTGCGTGATTAATTCCTTCTTTTTTGACGCGCTCTTTTCAAGAAATTTATTAATCTCTTGCGTTAATGATTCAAGAAGACTCATTATCCATCTAAATGCACGATCGCGGTTATCGGTAATAAGAATTTCACACGCAATACCATATTGCTGCATTTTCTCATATACGATTTCAGCAGAAAATTGTCTTATAACCTCATCTTCTAATTCTGAAGCTTCGTCACAAATTAGAATATTCTTTCTTTTGACGTGCTTAGGCAGCGACAAAAACATTTTATAGTTAAGTACAGCAAAGCGAGAAAGCATTGCTTCATTACGAGCATTATAATAAGGGCATCTGTTTTCACCCCAGCATGTATCACGAAGCGATGGCGCAAATGTGCACGGTGCTAATTCAACATCATAATTATTATCTATATCGCATCTGTAGTTTGTTTTACCTTTCAAAATATCAGAATCATTAAATAGACTTTGATACTGATCTTGAAGAGATTTTGTTATAGTTAACGCAAATGCACCGGATGCCGGTTCTTTCACGCACTCGTTTTCATAGGTATAGGTACCGTCAAAATCCATTTTGTACGCACTATAGCTACGAATAAGCTGCTCAAATTGCTCGCTTGCCGAAGAGCTGGTATTTGCAATTGTCTTAGCAATAAAACTCTTACCCGATCCTGTAGGAGCACAGCATATTATAAATTTCTTTTTACTACTAAAAGCTTTTTCGATGCGTTCTATTACTTCAACTTGTAATGTACTTGGTGTATAATTAAGCGGAAATTGCGATATATAACTCAGTGCCATAATATGATTATAGCTTAATATGTAGAGTTAACAATAATTTTTTTATTAAAAATTTTTGATGGCTTATTATATTTGATTTTATTTGCTTGCTCTTTAATCTTAGTATTTGAAAGGCAAAACGTATCAATTGTATAGTCAAGCTCAAGACCTGCTTCTATTTGTTTTATCTTGAAAGGGTAAGGTAATTCAAATAGTAAACTCTTACTACTTTTTTCTGTATTAATAAGAGTAAAGACGCAAAAGAAATCCTTTACACAAAAAAGTTGCAATTTACCTTGTTTGATAACCTTATTATCAATTGTAAATTTTACAGTTGTAAGCAAAAGCGGTTTAAATAACTGTTCAATTTCGTCAACAGATGTCATGAATTCATAAAATTTATTTTTTGCGGCGCTGATAGTCCAGCTAGCTTTTCGTTAAAAAAGTTCCAAAATTCTTTTCCAGCGGGTATGACTTGTATTAAGTCGCAAGCTGCCATGCTAATACATCGATAGTCTTGCATGAAGATGTCCCATGTAATGATAAGATCCTTTGCAGTGGGGTCAAATTTTGGATAACGAATCGCACGCTTATAATTAAGCGCGAGACGACCTTCTGGACTGTTGAGTAGTGTGAGAGAGTTTGTACATAGCATGCGCCGAGTAGATGAGGCGCCTATTTTTAGACGGCGTCTAAAAAACTTAATTTCTGCTACGTTGTTTAGAAGAAGACTTCTTAATGTGGGCAGCGACACTTTCATTATCATTACCTCTCAGTGAGCATATACCAAATATACGTTGCTCGTTAAGGAAAATACCTTTCTTAAGCGTACCATAATTGTCAACATCGAGATTTGCAACAGGTATACCTAGATTGTTAGGGAAGCAAACATAATCACCAATCTTAGTATATTTAACATTAGGTCCAGCGAGAATAACTTCTCCAATACGCCAGGCCTTAGTGTCAGTATTCATCGGTACAACAATACCGTTACGCATAATATTCGTACCGTCTTCTGTTTCATCAACAAACGTGCATAGTAGGATGTCGTCGAGTACGTGCTTGAGATTATACCCATAAAACACGGAATTAAAAGAATTTTTTGGAATTGAAGAGAAATCAATTAAACTCTTAGGCACCGGGCCTAACATATCTATATCTGCTGCCATATACGTTTAATTATGAATTGTTTGATAAAGTGCAATGTATTGTTTTATCTCTCTTTGTGAGATTTCAAGATTATTTGCAATAAGGGGTATATTCTCATCTTCTTCTCGCTGTTCTTTTACTCTCTTTATATAAGGTATCTTCTTAAACGATACTTTTGGCAGTACAGCTATAAAAAGATTATATACATCTTTTTTATTTTCAAAAACGCTTAGATATTTGTTAATAGCATTACAGTATAGTGCAACAGAAGATGAATACATACTACACCAACGATTTAACATAAAAGGCGAAAAATCACCCTCCTCGTCAATAGAGTTAAGGCAATTTTTTTGCTTCGTAAAGAGAGCGCTTGATATAAAATCAAATATCGTCATTAGCAAATGACTTTCGTCGTACTCAAGAAGATGTCGTCGTTCATTGCATAAAACAAATTAACTACGTCTTGCATAAACGCAAGTGTCTGATCGTCGGTAAGATTAGTTGAAAACGCAAATGCTGGTGCCTTCTTTCCAGCAACAATATTGATACCGGTATGCCCGAGAGCAACATTATTTTTTGAATATGTAATACTCACGCTGCATTTACCCTTAATTTGCGCTACCCCACCTTGACTATGCTCTCTGTGCACAATCAAATCATCGCCATCTACTTCTATCGGTGCTTTGATATATTTGGTACTTAGGATATTAGCCATTTGAGTATTCAATAAGCGCTGGTATGACGTAGCGCCAAATGGATCAAGGTTTGGAATCTCCCAAAGAAAGTTAATAGCATCCTGGCTATAGATGTAGTCATTAGCGAGTACATCTTCACTATCAATCATGCCAGCAGCTTCCACCGTCATTGGTGCGCGAAATGCAATAATATTGCCAATAGGCACTGTATTCTTTCTAAAGAATTTATATGCAAAACGGCTATGAAGAGCTGCTCCATCATAATAGTCACAGCCTGTAATTTCTTTTAGTTTATTGCGTTCGATTATCATACAAGAATAATATATTCTTTTGCTGTAATATCAAGCCGGTAAAACAAATCAAATACCGAGAAGCTGTTTAGCTTTGTCTAAATCGTGCTCGTGATAACAACCCCACATACAAACACGCCTCGGGTCCCAATGATCGGTATCAAAGCGTTTAATATACTCATACGATAGATTATTCTTTTTTACCTGCCAGTGTAAAAATTGTTCCGGGCATGGACCGACATGTCGACACTCAAAAGTTTCACAACATGATCCAATCTTTATACCACCTAATGGTACGCCTGCATGCTTCGTCCAATCTTTAAAAATATTAATATCAATGAGTTTGGGCCTAAAAATAAAAAGATCTGTACTCATCCAATCATCAATACCCTTAAATGAATGATTAACGAGAAACGCTTTATCCGTATGACTAGTAATCTTATCAATTAAATCATGCTCATTAGCAACAAATACGTCGATATGAGCGTGTACGACATTATCGTATCCTTTAAAGTAGTCATAGAAATCACTAAGTGCCTGAATGCAACCGTAGTGCTCGCAATTTCGATCAGTTAGTATCAAATGCTTATTACTGTTCGGCATTAACTTAAAATTATCTCTTATAGATTGAATATCAGAATCTAGATTATTCATATGCAGGACAAGATCGAAATCCTTGACAAGCGACGTTCTTTTCAAGAATTCAGCATACAGTTGCACCTGTTCAACGTGACGGTGTCCGGTTATAAATAATAGATTTTTCATTGTAATAATTTAGATCCACCACGTTACGAGTTCAATACCGTGGTCAAGGCAGTATTTTGTAATGCGGTCCTTTTTCTGCTTATATACTTCAACGTATGATTCTTCAAAAAAGTCAGCGCTGTCGTGAAATTCGATATATATAGTTTTAACGAGATCTATAGACCTATCATCTATCATTTTTTCTAAAACAGCAAATTCCGCGCCTTCGATATCGAGCTTTATAAAGATATCTCTACCTTTAAACTGTCTTATAAAGTCAGATAAATTAAAACATTCAACAGCGACGGATGTAATGAAGTGACCGCGTTTAGTACCGTTGTGTGGGTTCCAGCGATCAAGAGGCATAAGTGATGAGCCTCCTCCCATTTTCGGTTCATTCCAATCTGGGTTCGTTTGTTGATGAAATGTTATAGTACCTTCATGATCGTATACAGCTTTATTAAAATGCTTAATATTATAACGTGTAATAAGATCTGGGTTTTTAGCTAAAAATGTCTGATATGTATCCGGGTTAGCTTCAAAAGTAAAAATCTCCCAGTTTGAGGGATCAAATTTTAATACCTTTTCGAATTCGTGTAGTCCTTCACCAAAGTGGGTACCACAATCTATAAAAACGTTTTTCATAAAATTAGATAGCTTTAAGCATTATATGTGGTTTATTTAGTTTACCTGGTCGCAACGCGTAGTCATAGTACCATGTATTCTCATCACCAAGTTGAATTTGCTCCCAGATATTTTTTACGCTTGCAAAGTATAAAGCTATTATACCCTGATCGTTTGTCTTACTTATTTTCACTTCTTCAGCTAAGTTGTATAGATCATTGTAGGTATTATCATCTATAATGGCTGAATCGTAGAGCATAATTGTTGTTTGTGGGTAATCGATTTCGAGGTTATATTTGTCGTATATTTTCGAAAATGTTTCGTCTTCTGCTATAAATTGCGTCTTTAGCTTCCAGGTATACTCAGGGAAAGCATCGGAGTGAGCTAAGAGCTTACCTGGCTTTCTTGCTTTTATGATAGGATCTATGGGCCTGAAAACTGTAATACCGGAGTCAATATAGAATATATATTCCCATTTTTTAAAGAATGTATTAAAAAGATGCAGCTTGTGATACTGAAACGTTTTCTCTCTCCAATGCTCGTCGCGATTAATAGAGTTAAATTTAGTTAGAAACTCTTCAGAGAACGCTATATCAGGGAAGTGTTTAATTGTAATATTGTTCGACCGTAGTAGCGGGTGATTAAGCTTTTCAGAGCCAAGTAAATCATCACCTATTACGATGCAAATATCATCTGTATATCCGAAATGCAACACACCGTTTAGGGTGTATAGCATTTTATCGAAATAAGCTTCGTTTGTTAGAAGTGTAACACAAATATTTGACATATCTCAACTAAATGGAAATTCTTTCGAGTACTGCTCGAAGTTCCACTTCTGACCACCCGCAAAATGTCTAAAAATCGTGTCCTTTCTTTCCGATGGATTGATCCAATATTCACTAGGACCTTGTTCTTCCACAATGTGAGTTACATTCCATTCAACAGGGAGAATTTCTATATTAGCGAGAATCTCATCTAAGGTGAATGCCGCGTATTCGGTAGGGTATGTAAAGAAACCGTTATTCGGTAGTTGATAAAAAGGTTGCCAGCTATGGCATTTGATACCTGCAGCTATGTAATATGCTTGCTGATCACCCCAGTAAAAGAACACATGACCACCGTCGTTTTCCTTAAAAAATTTTACATGCTGTAATTTTTCGAAACGCTCTCTACTTAGCATTAAATCAATAAGCTTTCTGCTAAATTCATTAACTACAAGAGCAAACGCGCCAAAGCAGTGTGAGTTGGCTGTATCGATGGCGTATGTAAAGGTTTTATTTGACGGCATCACTTTATCTGTCTGTACGATAAACACATCAGCATCGTGATGATAGATAATATCACCGTCCTGTAGATAGCCACTATCGATCTTATCTTTAAAGAACTGCCATCTGGCGAAATGGTTATTATTCTTTACTGTAAACTCCGGTATACTAGGAATAGAAAAAAGATGAGGTATTTTATATACCGACTCATCAACTTCAAAATATTCCATACCGTGTTTTTCACAATATAATCTATTACGCTCGGAATTATATTTTTTAAAAAGTACATACCTGTCTCTATCTTCTTGCGTATTGTAATCGCTATTATAATTAACAAATGTTACGAATATTTTTTTCATATAGTTAATTTAGTATATTAATGTTATTAATATTAAATATAGTTTCGTAATAGGATATATCATTCGGTGAGTCTGTGCGTAGATGCGGATGCCATTCTATGTGTAAGCTATCAATAAGACAGATTGTTCCGTCACTGATCAGTTTATCCATTACTTCATATTCTGCACCTTCAATATCAAGTTTAAGTAATATCTTATCTGTCGATTTAAAATTTGTTTTAAGAAAGTTTGAGAAATTAATATATTCAATTTCGTAACTGTCCCAGTCATGGTGCGCACCAGAAGATGTTTTATTATGTATATCCCCAAGAATATTACTTTCATGACCGACATTTTCAATGCTATTAATCTTTGCTTTTTCACGCTTAACTGTTTTTTTAATATCCTCGCACCAAACGCCTTTATTATATACAAAAGCGTTTGGGTATTTGTTTTCGAGAAAACCGCACGCTTCAGGTAAAATATCAAACATATAAACAAGTCTCGGTGTAAGAGCGAAGCTATCAATTAATCGCTCGTATCCTTGTCCTAAATTTGCACCGCAATCAATTATAACGTCAATCATGTTATTATAATATATGTTACAGAATTAGCTTTTTCCAGTAATTAAAATTTAACAGTTCATTTTTATCTGCTATTTTTGTGGTGAGATGTAATTGATCAATAAGATAATCCCGCGTTACATCATTCCAGGAATCAATGAACAAGATTGGTAAATGTTTAAACTGCTCGAAAGTATGATGATACTGTACAATAGGAATTGACTTAAGATATAAACACTCCCATATACGGTGACAGTCAATGCCGTTGCCAGGCGGTGATATTACAAATACTGCTTCTGATATATTCTGTAAATACTGATATTGGTCGCATTTGTCAGACATATAGATACCGTTTTGTGTTGTAATTTGATTTATAATGCTTCTCTCGTTAATATTTGTGTCAATGGAGAAGTTCTTATACACTAGATTCTTTTTTTTATAATTTTTTGACAACAACGATAATAACGCAGTATTGCCGTGAGAGTATTTTTTTCTCGCTATTCCAATTGGAAGCGATATTGTTTTTGAATGTATTAAGGAATTATTTTGACCAAACCATTTTATTATTTTCTTATTATCGGCTAGTGGTTTATATTCTTCTTTTATACCTATATCAGAGTTATGCGTTATTAAAGTAAATGGTAATTGTATTTTATCTATATTATAAGATAATCTCTCTATATCATGTCCGTAGCAATAGAGGGTTTTTGGTTTTAAAAAGTTAATATTTGCTATCTGCTCATCAATTAAATCTTGCTCTCTCTTAACTGTTTTCTGACGACCGTGGTCGCCGTTAATATAGTTACCTATATCAAATATACAGTCACTAAGTGATTCTAAATTATCACCGGTTATAATTTCCTGTTCCTCCCAATAGTAATTCATAACGACATATTATTATCTTCTACCGTACTTTCTACGTCCTTAACAAAGTTTCTATCATGCGTAAACCACGGTGTTTCACCTGTATATAACCAATCAGTCAGCCCGTATTTTACCGCTATTGCTGACATAGCTATTTGATCGTGTCGGTGTCCTTTAACGCGTTTATCTTTTGATGCTTTAAAGTTTATATTATTGTGAGGGCCTGGGAACGTTATGCCGTCAGTGGCGAGCGTTAGCATCTCGTTAAAGAATATTTCTATTAGTTTATTATTAAAATTTAATCCAAAATTAGTACCTTGCATGCAGGGTATATTAAATGATTCTTCTCTTGTTATATTAAGCGTTGCTAAGGCTTTATCATGGCAGAAAGAGCCTAGATCATGATTATAAATGAAAAAATACCCCTTTGTGTCTATATGATTAAAAATATCATCGATAGGTCTTTTAATAATAACACTAGTATCGAGCCAAAGTATATTTTTAAATTCTTTTTTAAGAGCATCTTGTATACAAAAAAACTTAAATGCAAACGGTGATTCTTGATGTGTAGGGCAACCGGTCGGATATTCTGTAAAACCAAGAAAAGGTATATTCAATTGCTGACACTGTTGTTCGAGTCTATGTAGGCCGCGTTCGAAATTATGACCTTTTGCAAAAGATACAACACAATATTTGTCATTTATCATACGTAGTAAATCTTTCCAAGCACTTACCATGCACGTGTAGGTTAACTAACTCTACACCGTTAACGGTAGGTTTGTTTTCATGAAATTTGATTGATTCAGGATCCAGTATCTTACCAACGATATGATCTTTATCGATAAATCCTGGCGTGTGACCGTTGTTTGTACCTCCTAAAAATTGACCATACGTAATAGGGTCAAAGATAATATTGCTTATAGTACCTTGTGTTGGATGAGTGGGTAGATTTGTTATATATTCCCTGCCGTAGTGATAGAGTAATCTCATCTCATGACCGTGGTCTCCGGTTTGTGAGAGAATATATGGCAGTCCTTTTATAACATTATTGTAAATGCTATTGCTTATTTGATCAAACTTCTCGATATTTTTTATTATACTAAAGCCAAAAATAAACGTGTTATCGGTCTGTTGCGTCATGTATACATTACAGTCAAGTCCGTCGACTATTGCTGTAGGGTTCTTAAGAAGAAGAACGTCGTTATCGAAATGTACAATGTCCTTCTTAGTTGCTTTTAAGTAAGAATTAATAATAAAAATACGTAGTAGAGATGATAACCAAAGAGGATCAACTTCATTGCGGTAGTAATCGCCGGTCTCCGGTATCGAGAGATCCTTATAATGTACTACCTCGACTCTGCTATCGTCAAACTTTACGCTTGTGTCAGTACAAAGAGTTATTTTACTCTCCGGGTCAGTAAAAATTATCTGACGAAGGCAATGGAGTAAATGCTGTGGTAGCGGGGAATTAATATGTGTTAGTAAGTAATTCATTTCTGTTCTTTTAAGTGAGCTAAAATATGTTTACAGAGGTTCTCGCGTGTGAAATATTCCTTATAAATCTCTCTACCTCGCACGAGCATTTGTTCTTGCTTGCTACTATCGATGGCTCTTAATATTTGCTTTAAGTTTGATATCTCGTCTACATGAATAAGAACGCAAAATTCTGACCAATCGATTTTGCTAGAAAACGGAAACCATTCCTTATCATAGATAAAAACCGGTATTGAGCCTAACTGCATGGCTTCATAAAGCCTGAAGCTTTGTGCACCGTACCCTCTCGGACACAAAGTAAAATGCGATCTTTTTGTAATATCTAGGAATATTTCAAATCTATCACGCTGAACGTCATATCTCCATTCTTGTGATGAGAGATAGACATCAGCGTCGTTTGCATACATTCTACACAGCTCATTACGGAACTCTGTATTAGCTGAGCCAACGAAAGAGCATAATATGTCTTTCTCTCTTGGCTCTAGATGTTCATCGCGGAGAGGCGAGCAGATCAGGGGTATCGGTATACCGTCTCGGTTACCGCCTGCTTCAAATCGTATTGTATCTTCTGGTAGTCGCTCGGTAACGGCATCATCGTGCTGTGATACAGTAAAGTATTTTCCTATAGGTAGCGCATCAATATAAGGCTGAATAAGATTTCTATTTATATTTGTTATATATACACTCGTCCAAAATATGGGTATTAGTGTATAGCCTGTTTCGTCAAATTCGGCTTTATTTCGTTTATAGAAACCATAAAAATATTCCTCGATATAATCCCCAAGATGATATGGAGGATATGTCGGGTATAAAGGCGGTACACGTAATTTACTGAAATCTATAATCATAGAACATCGCTATCGTTATCGTTAAAGTATTTTACGTTTAAATTTGTCTGTGTAAGATTTAAATTGAGATATAGCGCTGTAACGGAGACGTTAGAAGATGATCTTATAAGATGTCTACATTTTGATAGATATATTACATCTGACAGAACATCAAAGCCTTTCTTAAAGCCAGAGACGTTTCTGAAGCTCGAATGTGGAGCTTGTGAGCCTGTACCTCGTAGCGTCGTTTTATTGAAGATAAGTTTTTTACCATATCTTTGTTTAAAATGCATACATGCATCCTGGCAGTCAGTAGCGAGAAAAATAGTATCATAATCATCAACCACATCGTCAATTTCTCTTTCAAAGAGTTCAAGATCTACAGGCGACTGCTGTACGGTTGTACCATGACTTCCAATCAAAAACTTATCTGTACGTCTTATATGTACACCTAGAACTTTATTTGATTCAAAAAAACTATAAGATGGCTTAAGACTTTCATCCATGAATTCATTTAGAATAAAATATCTCGAATAGATATAATTCATTGTCTCACGAAAGCTACTATCTTCGATCTTTATAAGATCTATATAGTCGCTAACAGTTGTGTGGGGCGTTGTTAAGGAAAACGGTTGCTTATAAAAATATTCCCACACGTTGTCTCCGCGTTGTGAGTCATAATACAGTGTTTCTGTCCCCCACTTAATATAAAAATCTTCATCGTTGCTAATACAATGACTGATATGACGCGCAGTATCAGAGCTGAGCGCGAAGAATCCTTTATTAGTACCGGTAATTAATTTCATAGCGTGATGTATCTATAGTTGGGCTCTCGTATCAAAAGATCTACACCATTATCAGGCGATATTCTATTATTACCGACACGCGGTATTGCATTAATAATATCTGTCGCGTCGCTTAAGAACGCTCCCCAGAAACTAAACGTACCGACACTCATAACAATATTTTTATGCGATGCAATAAAGCATATCGTATCATAGGCACTGCCTTCATATATAGATGCATTGTATCTGTTTTTTAAAGACGTTATATAAGGATTATCAATGGTGTCGGTGCAGATTGTTAATTTATTAAATGATAGCATTTCTAGTGCCTGTTCATAATACTCTAAAGGTAATAAGTCAGGATGACTGGTTTGGTAGAGATCGCCTAATCTAACGTGTACGATAGCATGGTCATCAGGAATGTCGTGTTTCTTAAAATGATACCAACTACGTATTTCGTTTTTATACGGTATAAAAAACTTCTTACGTTGAAAGTAACCTTCCAATACTATTTGACGTGGTGTGTTATCGTTAATAACATCATCTAGATTAAAATCAGGTTGGTCGTTTCCGAAGCGCGCACCAATGCGTTGAACCGGCTTGATAAAATGAGAGTAACCGGGCTGATCATACACCACATCAAATCCCTGCAGACAATATTCCGGATGATTTTTCTCAATACCGTATAATTTAAATTTAAGTTTTTCAGATATAATTCTACCTATAAAATATTGACATAGCTGATTACCATGACGACAGCCTGGTATATCATTTACATATACACTCATATTAAGATAATATCTTAACTTGTTCTGATATCCAATTATATGTTTTTTCGAGGCCAGCCTTGAGAGACTGTGCAGGCTTCCAGTTTAATTGCGTAGCTATCAAATTATTATCTGAATTACGCCCACGCACACCGAGAGGACCGGGTATATGTTTCTTTACAAGTTGTTTACCCGCAATTTCACATACAATATCAGCTAGCTTATTAATTGTAACCATTTCGTCTGATCCAATATTAACCGGGCCAAAAAATGCATCCTGTTGCATTAATTTACGTACACCGTCAAGACATTCATCTATATAGAGGAAGCTTCTCGTCTGCTCACCATCACCCCATATTTCAATCTCACATCCATCCTTTGCTTGTGCTACTTTTCTACAAATAGCAGCAGGCGATTTCTCCTTACCGTTATTCCATGATCCGAACGGGCCGAAGATATTATGAAAACGAGCTATACGTACATCTAGTTTGTAATTACGACTGTATGCAAGATAAAGGCGTTCACTAAAGAGTTTCTCCCAACCGTATTCACTATCTGGATTTGCTGGATAAGCGCTACTTTCTTCGCAATTCGGATTATTGGGATCAAGCTGATTATGTTCAGGATATATGCAAGCACTGCTACTATAAAACAGCTTCTTAATATTATTCCTTACTGCGGTATTAGCAACGTTGAGATTAATGGTAGCGGAATTATGCATTACATTAGCATCGTTTTCACCGCTAAAAATATAACCTGCGCCTCCCATATCTGCAGCTAATTGATATACTTCATCGAAGGTTCTCTCTGTATAGCTGTGTTGATCTGGCCCCCACATTACATTGTGTACGACAACCGGATCAGTTAGATCTCCGATAATAAAATCATCTGCTGCGGTCTCTTGATACTCGTTTTTCTTCAAATCAACACCGCGTACCCAATATCCTTCACTCTTGAGTCTATTAACGAGATGATTACCGATAAAACCACCGGCGCCTAATACGAGAGCTGTTTTCATACTAATATTTTTATTTTTTAAAGCAATAAAATCAATGGTGACTATAGTTAGTGATTAGGTATTGAAGAAATTCTTTTGATTATAATTTTCTCTTACCGCTTTGAGTAACTTTAGCTTACCCTCCACACCGGATACCCAATTTGCATGATGCAGCACTATGTTTCTTGGCAAGGGGATCGTTGTTTGTCCTTGCCACATATTATAAAACATACCAAATGTAAAGAACTGAGGCGGTAGTAGACCGCGCTGTACATTCGAATGATATTTTCTTAGTGATGCTTGTACTGACTCCTGGTCGTCTCTATATTCTTTATTAATCTTTAATGCTGTTTCAAATACCTTTTTTGTTTCAGTTGTTTTTCGACAGTAAAAGAAGCCTGTACATTCTACACCATAATAATCATTTTGAAAGACAATATCGTGCTGCTTTAACGCTTTTTCAGCGAGAGGTATAATAGGTGAAAAAAACTGTACATCGATATCACTAAAGATAAATGTATCCGACGTGTCAGTGTCATCGTAAATGCTTATTATACGCTCTAATTTTTCAGCCGTTGTGTCGTTCCAACCTTCGCTTTTGAATTCACCGGTTGGGCATTTTTGCTGCAATTCAAACTTTACAATGTCCGCATCCTTTTCGACGTCATGTATTGTATCAAACCATGGTAGAAATACTTCATGGCTCTTAGAGTAGGTGGTATAAATTTTCATATATCTAATAAAAAGTTTTTGTTGTAACCTTCAGCAGAAAAATATGATTGCCAGAGCTTACGATTTTGATAGGGAGACAATTGACAGTTATTTATAATATTATCGATGTTATCAATATCACGCTCTTCAATTAGTATGATGTGGTTGGACCAGTTAATTAATTTCTGAAAAGGTAAAGTCGAATTAGACTCAATAACTACCGGTATTCTACCAAAGCTTAATGCTTCATAGAATCTATATGAGAAATTACCATTACCGCGCATGCATAATGCAAACGAGCATAATAGCATATTTTTATAAAACACTTTTTTTGCTTCTACCTTTGTTTGTAATTCAGGAGCAAAAAAGCCTTGACGTTTGATAAAGTGAGTACGGTTATACATTTGTTCTATACGCTGAAGTATATGAGCTCGTGATGGTGTATTATAGCCGCAAAAACCAATATCGCGATTTTCGACTGTATCTGTTAATAATATATGTGACGGAAAATGATCTGGTACGACCACTGGCAGTATTCTCTCGTTTTGCTTAATATGGTTACGGTATGCTGATGTGCGAAACAAAATAAGATTATTCGGTATATCAAATGAGTCGCTATCATCATCGTTATAAAACGTTACAACATTCTTACCATGTGCAGCAGCTTTTTTACAGTATTCATTTATTCTTATGTCTTGTCTAGTGTATTTAAATGGTATAACAGCTACATCACAATCTTCAAGCTTTAGCACTCGTTGATGTTGATTGTCAAATCTTAGTCGCGTATAAAGCCCGTCGTTCCACACGTTAACATGATCTAATATTTTCTTGTATACTGTGTCATCAATGTATGGTATAATAGTAAAGAGCTCTGTAAACCCGTTAAGATCGCTCTCATTTATATCAAAAAGAAAAAGTTTCATGTTATGTTAAATCCGTTCGCCTGTCTTCTCAAAAATGTTTGCTTATCCATCTCTTCATATTTTTCATTCGTTAAATATAGCGCATCATTACCAGAGCCTATTACCGAGTGATGCATATGTTGAATTATGGTTTGATTAAAATATTTCTGCTTATTGAGAATATTTCCGACAGCGGTAAATTCAGCGTCACACCATAAAGATTTGTATTCAGGATTGTATATATAGTTAAAGCGATTGTAGTATGTTTTACCTAAGATGCAAAGAGTATTAAGTCTGTCCTGTTGCACTCCGTCATTAAACCAAATCACACCGTCAAAGTCTGGAAATGTATTACACATCTTCTCAATAATGATATCATCATACCCTTGCACAATCGGTAACATATCATCAGAAGCTAGTAAGATGATCTGAAATTCTCTACCATCGAGATCATTATTGATAGCTTCTATTTTCGTCTTACTCTGACCGTAAACTACTGTAAGATTTTTAAAACGCTTAAACTCTTTTCTTACTTCTTCGCAATTCATCTCTGTATCATCGGTGTCACATGTAACTAGAAACTCTACATTACGTTTACCTGATAATTTTTGATAATATTGCTCGAGTATATTAAAGAATTTTTTACGTCGTCCTCTTGTCGGAAACTTAATGAGAAGTGTAGGTTCTTCATATATAAATGTATTACTTATTTTTACTTTTTGAAATTTTTCTTTGTATATCTGATATTTTTGTTCTTTCTCTTTCCCAATTTTAGCGAGATACTGATTGTTATGTGTTCCGCCAAAGTCTATACCTGTATCTTCTAACGCAGGGTTGAATTTATTTTTATACCAGCTCATACCTTCAAAATGTATAAAATAATTGTTTTCTAAATCTACATTACCTATTTTTAATTCTGCAGCTCTAACGTCTTCAAAAAATGTAGAGCCGATATCGTAAATTTTTGTTGTCTCAAAACTAGCTTTCATTCTCTCTTCGTGAAAAAATTGAATGTTGTGTTGTTTGATTTTCTCTACGTCTATAAAGCAGTGCCACGGGTTTACTCTATTATAAATTCGCTTACCTCCTCGATCACCTTCGATCTTACCCATGACCGCTAGTCCCATATTCTTAAACATTTCGAGCAACAGTCTGTGATCTTTTATAAAAATAACGTCTGTATCGACAAGAAGTGCGTATTTTGTCTTACACATGGATAATGCCTCGTTTACTCCTTGTCCATGTGTATTGCCAGGAGAGCATTTATATGGTACTTTGTGGGTATATAAGAGGTCTTTTGTCTTAGTGTCTGTTGAGTTGTCAATTAACACTAGTCGCTGGGTACAATTATGTATTGACATCCATGATTTTAACATGGTAAGTGTTATGTCAGGGGTATTGTAGGAGCAGGTAATAAGAGTTAATTCATCCATGTCGCGTATTGTTGTTTAATTATCTTAAGAGATCTAACTATATCATCCTGTGTTGGTTGCGGTGCTTGGTTCGGATAGTGACCGTGTTTCTTTTTATAGAGCTCAGCACCGCTTTGTACTTTTTTTATCCATTCAGCTTTGTCTTTTGATATAGAGGATTGCTGTATAGCGTCAGGAGCTTCAGATATCAATTCATGGCTATTAGCTAGATCTGCAAATGCCCAAAATGGCGGATGATAGCCGGCTTTTATAACATCATATGTACCGCATACGTGTTCCCAGCAGCCGTCATAGTCTTCGTTCATATAGCCAAGTCCTTTTACGAGTATATCACGTGTAAAATAACAGAACATACCTGCAACATGCTCATATATTGCAATCTTACACTCCTTGTAATCAATAACTAGTTTTGGATTCGGTTCAGCTAATTGATTTAACTGATCGCGGTTATGTATATCAAAGTGAATATTTTGCTTTCGATTAAACGGGGTACCAGGTCCGTAGTTAAAATGCTGAATACCTGTAATCTTACGGGCCTTTATATATTGCTCAAAAACTGATTTATCTAAGATAATAACGTCATCCTCAATGAGGAAGATATGATCACAGCCTTGTTCTAAAAGATATTTTAACGCTTTGTTTTTCGATTTTGCAACTCCTTGATTAATCTTGTTTTCTATTAGCGTACCATATTCAATTTTAATATTAGATATTGGATGACCGTCATTTACTATCACGATTTCATTTATCTGTTGTATGCAAGGCTTAAGAGAAAGTAATAATTTCTGTAAAAGGTTAGGTCTATTGCAAGTAATAATACCAACTCCAATTCTTTCATTCATAGTTGTATCCGTATATTTTAACATAAATAATATCGATGGCAATCACACCAACAAATAGTAATACGGTTAATATCGCGAATTTACCCAATGCACAACTTGCAACACCGGGAGATTACTTGATATTGCAAACTGCAAATGGTACACAGGTAATTACTTTTCAAAATTTTAATGCAGTAAAAACTGATATCTACGGTAACGCTACAGTAATAGGTGATCTTTCCGGTGGAGTAATGTATCTTACAGGTGGTGTATATACCGGCGGTGGTGGTTTATCTGCTTCTAAAATATGGACAGCTGGAGACAGTACAGGTTATGGGTATAGCTATCCTGGTACCAGTGTCGGTACTCCTATTAGACAACCTGTTTGTTACGATTCATTTACTATTCAGAATGGACTTATTTTAAGTGCATTTTTAGGATCCACATCAACAGACGGTTCGGGTAAATTTTATTATTCTAACTCTACAAACCCATTATATTTCTCCGTGTTAACACAGCTCACTGCTGCATCTGCAAGCATTGTTAATACAACTAATAGTCTTGTTAATACATTAACATCTACTCAAAATACAACAACAAGCACGTTGTTAACTGCAGCTACCGCTACCTTTAATACTCAAATAATTTCTCTAACAGCTGCTCAACAAACACAAATAATTTCTCTAACAGCTGCTCAACAAACAACGTTAAATAGTCTAACATCAACGCAGCAAACTCAGTTAACGACATTAACGGGTATTTACAACAACATTGTACAAAATATATCTTCGTCAAATATTATATACGATGTACCCGCACCAACGGTACAGGTAGTAGCGTATGCTACTACCACAAGTACATCAGCGGTCTGGCAAAACTTTTATCAGACAGGTAGACCGACAGCAGCAATTGATGTATCAACACTACGTTACACGGATGTAATAATCGCTTTAAATCCGAGCTATAGTGTTACGGTATTACCGTTATCCGGTATACCGTATATTAGAAAATTCGTCAAATCTGGAAATGATTTAATTGGTGATCTTTGTATTACAATACCGCAAGGTCAGCCTGTTTTCTTCGATGTGCGTTTATTTAAGACAGCTTAACGCTCGTCAGGTAGATGCTTTGCTTTAATAATATTTGACCTAAATTTCTCCTCTTCGAGCTCCTTTTGATAGGTGTCTTGCTGATCGTATATTATCTTTTCCATTAGATCGAGGTTTTCATTACTCAATACACTCGACTCTTCTGATACCGGGTTTCCAGCTTTATCTAGATAAAGCTGGATCATCGCAATGCGCGTTTGCCTATCACCAAATACCTCTATAATCGGCGGTCTATCTTCTTTGGGAAAGAAGGGTGATTCACCAGTTTTTGCATATTGGTACGATATTGCTTTAAAAATATTATCGATCTCCTCAATAAAGTTCTTATCAATACTTCTTGTATCTTTCTCTTCTATGGAAATTGGAGATAACTTTGTAATTGGGGTAAAAAATATAATATCTAAAGCATGCATTGCTTCTTGCACCAGCGGTATACATTCTTTGATAAAATCATCATCAATGTCGGAAACACCTTTATGATTCGACCAGAGCGAATATACAATATTATCTAGCGGGCAGCGATCGAAGATAACATTATCATTTTTAGAAGTGCCCTTAATATCGTCAAGTAAGCAGTTAAGAATCTTCCACTGCCCGTCTTTTGTAACTTTATCGTTAAGTGGTATATTTTGTTCTTTAAGAATTTTACGATACGATTCAGCTGACCGCTTATACATCGGCCAAGTTTTTATCATATCATCTATTAACGTACTTTTACCCTGACAGGCGCTACCGCTTATTGCTAATCTCATATCGTTATATTTACGTAGCTAGCTCAGTTTATCAAATATCATTATAAGGATATAGCGTTGAAAGTATAAATAATATAATGAAGCATTATTTGATGATTAAGACGCATAAGATAACGGGGTTAAAATACCTCTGCAAAACTTCGACGAATAACCCGAATAGACCTCTTACGTATCTCGGTAGCGGGAAGTATTGGAAGAGACATTTAAAAATACACGGTAATAATATAGAGACAGAAATTGTAAAGATTTGCAATACTCGTGAAGAATTAATTTGTGAAGGTATATATTATAGCAGATTGCTTGATGTTGTTGCTTCTGATAAATACGCAAACATGGTCGAGGAGAGAGGTGATGGTGGACCGACTATGCTCGGGAGAAGAATTACACCAGAGCAAAATAAACGTAAGAGTATAGCGCTTCGTAGATTTAATGCCGCATCTTCAAGTGAATACAAAGAATGGCGTCGTAAATTAAATTCTGAATCACATGAAAAATATCGCTACTATACACCAGCAGGTATTTTTACAAATGCATTTGCTGCAGGTCGTGCTAATAATTGTAGTAATGTAACTATTATTAATAAATGCATAAAGGATGTTGATAAGCCAATTACAGCCAGGCGCTACTGGAAATATGGATGGAAAGGCAAGACATGGAGAGAGCTCGGCTGGTGGTCGTCTAACTTAGACGCGTAGTGCCTTATTCCAAATTACAAGCTGAAGACGAGGGCTAAAATTAACGTGCAGAGCCTTTGCATATTCTGCTACCGCAGCAGAGCGTTCAGAATGCTCTTGCCGTGATCCGCAACAAGGCATAAACCAGATGCGATTTAATGGTATATTAATACCATGCTTGTCATCTACATACTTTTCCCAGATCTCATTAATATCATTCGATGAATTAATTACAAATTTAAAACCTGAACCAAAACGTGCGTGCCATTTCAGTGCTTCAGGCTTATACGTCTTTTCTTCTGGATCACCGTTTGACCTAAGCTTAGGAGATGTAGTAAAAGTGACATCAACAACTTCTCTCCATGCATCACTCGGTATAAGTGTAGCGTTTGTCTCAAAATCAATCTTTGGCGTAAAGCCATATCGCTGTCTAAATGCTTCAACGAATTTGAGTAATTGCTTTTCCTGAATAAGAGGTTCGCCACCGGTAAGCTTTAAGATAGCATTATTACGGAGATGTTCGACGTAGTTTTCACGATCCATAAGATCAAAAATCTCAGCAAACGTCATTTTATTCTTTACTGACCAGGAGACAAAAGAATCACATCCGTTA